ATATGCAAGAGCAGCAGGCTGGCAGCGCGTTCATCAACCGCGACTTTGTTGGTGCACGTCTGGAGCCGCAGGAGATTCAATCTCTGCTGCAGCTCTACACCGCAGGCACGATTACACAGCGCACTCTGCTGGAAGAGCTGAGCAAAGGCGAGGTACTTGACGACTTGGACGTGGAAGAGGAGCTGGAAGCCACGCAATCCGGCGGCCTGATGGAGGCCCCAGAGCCAGAGCCCACCCCTGAACCTGAGGAGGCAGAAATGCCAGAACCAGAGGAAACTGAGGAGGAGTCAGAAGGTGCTGAATGATGGGTTGGTTGGACAAACTGCACAAGCCAAACCCGCCTAGAAAGCAGCTGCTGTTCTTCGCCCAGGAAGAACTGGCCAATGAATACTTTGCGGTGATTAGAACGACGTGGTTTGAGCAGGGCAAGATCTGTGCCGAGCTTTACCGTAACGCTGTCGATCTGAACAGGTTCAGCAACGGCGTGGCTCGGCGCATTGCGCTGACCTACAACGATCTGATTCTTGAAGCCGTCAGCCAACTGAAGCGGCTTGACGAGTTGGCACCTGTCACTGACCTATCACCCAGGCTTCGAGCTGGCAGTAGTGCCGCGTCTGCACGATCAGCACGCTTGTCTGCAATCCTGGCTCAGCTAAAAGAATCACTCGATAACTGGGCAGGCACCAGCACGCTCATGATGACGGAGGAGCTGCAAGGCTTAGCTGTTCTGCAGTCTGAGTTTGTATCGCGTGAGCTGCGCCGCGCTTTGCCTGAAAACTTACGGCGGCAGATTCGTGACGTGCAGATCAGTCCAGACTTTGCCCGTTCTGTTGCCACGGTTGATCCAACCGCGATCAACGTTGTCAGCCTGAGCGATGATCTGCAAGCTGCTGTGACTGGTGCGCCTCGCGCAACATTTCAGCTAACAGCGGCGCAGGGCACTGCAATTACGTTGCCAAACGGCAAGGTGCTGGAAAAATCATTCCGTGGCCTTGCCGAATCGCAGGCTGAGTTGTTTGCCAAGACGGTCCGCAACGGCTTGCTGACTGGTGAATCACCAGACAAGATTGCGCGGCGGTTGAAAGGCCGGTTGCGTTTTGGTCAACGTGGCAGCGTCCGGCAGATGGCCCAGGCGGGCGGCGAGGCTACTGCTGTTGCCAACAATCAGGTGATGGCGCTTGTCAGAACCAGTGTGAATCAGGTTGCCAACGCTGCGAGCCAGCAGACTTATCAGGCAAATCAAGATGTAACGCAAAAGTATCGCTACATCGCGACGCTGGACGGCAAGACATCAGCAATCTGTCGTTCACTCGATGGCCGGGTGTTTGAGTACGGCAAGGGACCAACGCCGCCGCAGCATTTCAATTGCAGGTCCACAACTGTGCCCATTGTTAATTACGAAGGCTTGGGGATTGAGCCGCCGAAAGAGGGCCGACGTAAAGCAAAGGAAGGCACGGTGCCTGGCAACCTCACCTATGGCCAGTGGCTTGCTCGCCAATCAAAGGCTGATCAGAAGGAGATTTTGGGCAACAGTGAACGTCGCGCGGCTTACTTCCGCAAACTGTCAAACAAGATGGGGCCAACCGAGGCAATCCGCCGTTTTGTCAAAGATGACGGGTCAGAGGTAACTTTGGATTATCTCCGCGAAAACTACGGCAATGTCAAAGCTCCCAGCTAAATACCAGTTCAAGGCGCAAGGCGCTGAGGCCAAGCCCAAAGCGACGGCCAAGAAAAAGTCCGCTAAAAAGGAAGCACTTAAGGAGGCTGACTGATGCCTAGCGGACCTGGCACTTACGGTTCCAAGATGGGCCGTCCCCCTAAAAAGAAAAAAGGCAAGAAAAAATGAAAAAAGGATCTCGAGTTGCTTGGTCTTACGGCGGCACTAGGACCACAGGGGTGGTTCAGAGCGTTGCCAAATCTGATCGCGTGTCAATTAAGACACGCAGCGGCGGCACTGTCACCAGGGTTGGCTCTGCTGATGATCCGATTGTGCGGATCAAATCAGACGTGACTGGCAACACTGTCTTGAAAAGGCGCTCAGAGCTGAGCCCTGCCAAGAAGGCCAAGAAAAAGTGACGATAGAAAAGGGCGGCCACAAATTTGAGGGGCTCAATAAGCCCATCAAAACGCCCAGGCACCCTAAATACGCAGCGGCAGTCGTCACTAAGGTTGACGGCAAAGAGAAGCTGCTGCGGTTTGGGCTGCAAGGAGCCAAGCGTTTCCCTAAGCGCGAGGGTGAAAGCAAGGCGGCAGCAGAGGCGCGTAGCAACTGGAAGAAGCGCCATGCGCACGACATTCGCCGTGGCCCAAGTTCAAAGGCTTACTGGGCGAATAAATTTCTTTGGTAGTAGATTTGGCGTGAAATCAACCTTACGGGTTATTCATGTCTGAAGAGCAGAATCAGGAGATTACGTCTCCCGCAGCTCCAAACAATGCCGAGCTGGA